CCCTCCTTGTTTTTTGGTAGTCACATATTAACTCTGTTTCGCACATATATCAAGTAAAATAAACAGCCTCAGTTTTGTGAATAATACGCTATTCCTGACATAACAAAATAAACGCATGGAAGAGCAACACCGTTTCCCCACAGCTTGTATTCAGCTGAATCGGTATACGGTTCTTTCAGCCATTTAATGACCTGATTACGGCTTCTTGGTTTTGTTCCCGGCTTTACTGTTTTCTGATACTCGTCAAACAGCTGAACCCATCTGTCGATTTCCTCTTCAGATGGTTCTTCCGATGCAAGTCCTGAACACCACCAGTCTGGGAATCCCTGAAGCCTTGCACATTCCTGCGGAGTAATCCTTCTTACAGTATAGGTACGGTCTGCATACTCGCTGACAATACCGTTCTGATATCCCGGATTCGTTCCGTTCACAAGAGTATTTGATACTTCAGTACATAAGCACTGACTTTCAGCTTTCATCTGCGGATAGAATGAATGCGATGCTACAAGCGGAGGATCCTTATAATCTGTCGCACACAGCGTTTCTGCTTTTTCAGCTGATGTTCTTGTAAAGAATGAAGCCTTACTTGCTGAATACACCACAGCAACTCCGCCCTGATTTGAATCAGGAGCATTTCCGCTTGTATCAAGAGTTCTTGCTGTATCTGTTTCGTAGCAGTTGGCTCTGACATTCTTTGTTCCTTCCGAAGTAAAACGCACATCATATGTATTAACAACAAAAGGATGATTGTTACCGCCTGTTCCGTATGCAGCAAGAACCGTTGGAGCAACGTTCAGCGGACCGGTATATCTTGTATCCTGCGAATGGTTTTCAAAAAGCTGTACGTCAGACTGAACTTCATCGCTCTGATCTGCCAGTCCTTCAGAAAAATGCAGCACATCTATTTTTCTTCCTTTTCCGTCACAGACATACAAGCCTGTTGTGTCAGTGCGGCTTTCAGAACTGTCGGCAGTTCTCTGCCACGCTCGGAAGCTCTCCGAAGTATACCCTGACAGGCCTTCTGACTTAAACAGTATTTTGCCGGCACACTTTCCATCAAAATCTGCGACAAGAAAGATTCGTTTTCTTCTCTGGGGTACTCCCCAGTACTGAGCGTCCATGGTTCTCCAGGCAACAGAGTAACTGTCTCCCAGAATGAGTCCTGCGTGCTCCCACTTCTTCGGTGAAGGAACTGATATTTCCGGGGCTTTGACTCTGCAAATTTCTTCAAGGACACAACGGAAGTCATCACCGCCGTTGGAAGAGAAGGCTCCGCAGACATTTTCCCAGACGATGTATTTCGGATATTCGCCATTCGTTTTACACCTCATTTCCTTTATAATTCTTATTGCTTCATGAAAAAGGCCGGAGCGTTCACCACCAAGTCCTGAACGTTTTCCGGCTATACTCATATCCTGACATGGACTTCCGAACGTGATAATATCCACAGGCGGAATGTCCGCACCATTCATTTCGCTTATATTTCCGTAATGCCTTACTGTAGGCATTCGTTTTTCTGTAACCCTGACAGCAAAAGGTTCTATCTCTGAATTCCACACAGGCTCTATGCCTGCGAGCATTCCGGCAAGAGGAAAACCGCCGCTGCCGTCAAACAGACTTCCAAGTGTCATTCTATCGACCTCTTCTCTGATATGCCGCCATCTGTTTTCTGTCCCTGTAAACTCTGTTACTGTAACATCGAGGACAGCTTCCGTGATTTCGGCACTGTTTATCAACGGCCTTTGCACCGCGGTATGGTTTGCGGTGCTCCTTGCCGGATTTAATCGCTTTGTTCAGTGACATCATTTATGCTCCTATACTTAAATACTGGTTCTTAAAGTTTTCATTCACAGATAAATGAGCGAATTTCATACATTTTTGTATAACCTTCTGCTTTATCCAAAGCGGTGTCGGAGATACATCATTATATCTTCCGTACTCACCGAACATACATTCCATTCCGATATTTCTTGCCTGAACAGCTTCTTCAAATGTAAGAAAATAGCCAAGATGTATGTCATGCTGACAAACTTTGATTCTTGCTACAAATTTATTTCTTGCCTTATAAAAGCGAACACCAGTCACGCCTGAAGTATTATTCTTCTGAAGTGGCTGGTTCATTTGATTTTGCTGATGAGTGCATATTCTTAAATTACTTCTTCTGTTATTAAGAGGATTTAAATCGATATGGTCGATTTCACATTTTGATGGAAATCCAAGTAATAATTTATAAAGCAGAATTCTTTTACTTGAGATAACAGTATAGTATCCACTTTTATTTTGACAAACGTGCCATTTATATTTTTTTACTAACTGTAAATCCGATTTATCAATATAGAATTTTATACCGTTTGTTGCTGTTACTTCAACGCTTTTTCCGTCAGTGCATTCGCGGTAAATATTCCTGCCGCAATTACCACACGATTTGGTTAAATATCTTCTTAAATTAGATGAGCTGGGATAAGAATGATTTCCGCAATCGCATAAGCAATGCCAACTTTTACAGTCATTCTTTTCTATTACCGTCAGTTTACCAAACTTCATACCTGGTATTATATCCATTCTATCAATCCTCTGTTTTTATTATTTCAGGTTCTATTTCGGAATAGGTATGCTTTTTTCCATTTCTTATAACATAAATTTCTTCATCGCTTCCACCCTTAAGAGTTTTATATCTCTCGACTGCAACATCAACAAACTTAGGTTCAAGTTCAATTCCATAGCAGATTCGTTCAAGCTGTTCACAGGCAATTAAGGTAGATGCAGAGCCAAGGAAACAATCAAGTACTAATGCATTAGTCTGTGTAGACTGATTTATCAGATACGCAATCAGTGGAACTGGCTTTGAACTTGGGTGTCCACACCCTTCATCCTTACTGCTGTTAATTCTGTCAAACTCAAATACTGTAACCTGTTTCTGATCACCATACCAGTTATGCTTTCCATCTTTCTTCCAACCAAAAATTATCGGTTCGTGAATGTATTTCCAGTCAGTTCTCGTAAGTACAAGTCTGTTTTTCTTCCACACAAGACCTGCACCAACTTTAAATCCTGCGTCTTCAAAGGCATCATGGAATACGCGTGCTTTTGATGTAGCATAGAACTCATAAAAGCTTGCATCTCTCTGCATAGATGCGTTGAGATTTTTAAAGACTTTCATCAGGAAATCATATGCCTCTTTGTCATTCAGATCATCATTTTTTATAGACCCTGATGTGCTCTTTAGCTTTACGAAATATGGGGCGTCCGTGCAGACAAGATTTACTTTCGTATCACCAAGAAGTGCCTTATAAGTTTCAGGAAGAGTAGAATCTCCGCAGATAACAGTATGCCTTCCAAGATGCCATACATCTCCGGGCTTTGACTTACATGGTTTCTCAAGTTCTGCATCGACATCAAAGTCATCTTCCTTGGCTTCTGCATTATCAGTTTCAAATAAGTCTGCGATTTCACTTTCGTCAAAGCCTGTAAGTCCGAGGTCAAATCCAAGGTTCTGTAACTCCTCGATTTCAACTGCAAGAAGTTCATCATCCCAACCGGCATCAAGAGCCATTCGGTTGTCAGCAAGAATGTACGCTTTTTTCTGTGCTTCGGTCAAATGGTCTGCAAACACACATGGAACTTCATGGATGTTTTCTTCTTTCGCAGCAGTCAACCTTCCATGTCCGCAAAGAACATTGTAATCCTTATCTACAATAATAGGATTAACAAATCCGAATTCTCTGAGGGAAGAACGAAGTTTCAGAATCTGCTCTTTGTTATGAGTCCGGGCGTTGTTTGCATACGGAATCAGTTTGTTTATATCTACAAGCTGAAATTCTGTTGTAGTCTTCATGCCTTCACTCTCCCCATAATCTTCTGAAGTCCTTTTTCAGCTGCATCAACATCACCTTTTCGGGCTACACCCTGAAGTGTTCTGTACTGCTGTTTACTGATAAGCCCTTCCTTGTGGTAGTATTTTATTTTTCTGAGCATTTCTCTTATGCTGTACATTTTACTTTCCTCCTCTGAGCAGACGTTCCATCATGTCTTCCTGCGGACTGCCGCTGAATTCAACACTGCAGTTTTCGCGAACAATCTGAAATATCTGCGCCCATATCTGATTCGCCTGTTTCATGTAATTCTGCGACATCGCAACATACGGTGATGCGATTGCAGCGTTTGTTGTCGGATGCTTGGAAATGTATCCGTACTTCGTGACTATCTGCTCACAGTGTATCCAACGAGAAATACTCATGGCATACTGCTCGACCAGCTGTCTGCTGACGAGCTTTTCACAACTGCGTTCCTTCAGCCACTGATACGTTTCCTTGTATACATCACCTGCAAGAAGTTTTGTTCCGTCTCGCTGGAGTTCTTCCATGAACTCACGAACCGGTGGTACATCAGCTGATTCTATATCAGCCGGCTGCATCATTACTTCTGCAGGTTTACCTTCATTTATTTTTTCAACGAGCGACTTCTTCGGACGCCCTGCACCCGGTCTTGAACCGCCTCGGTTCGTACCGTCTCTCGCCATCGTTTCATCTCCTTCAAAAAATCAAACAAAATCAATGATTTTCAATGAAAAAAGGAAAAGCCTGAGATTACCGTAACCTTCGGTAAAATCAAGCTTTTCCTTTATTTTTTATATGCCGGGGGCAATACCCCGTTTGAATATCGAATAATTTGCGTGAGAGGGGGCGCCGGTCAACGTATCTACGTGGGTTAGAGATTTTGACTCCCCCCGCCCCTCCCGAAGATATTTCTCAGTTTTTGACATTTTTGATTCGTTTGAATTATTTTTAAAATCAAACATCAGTATGAATATACCGGTATCTTATCCTCAGTCCATGTCTTCCTGTCATGACATGGTTTGCATAAAGCCTGCCAGTTGGTTTCATCCCACATCAAAGCATCAACACCACGATGAGGAACGATGTGGTCAACAACTGTGGCCGGTACATATCTGCCATCCTGCATACACTTCACACACAGCGGATGTTTGCGGAGATAGGATTTACTTAACTTTCTCCA